ACGATCTACTCCATGTCTATATCGAGTACAAGGCAGAGAGCGACAAAGCAGTGAGGCAGTACCTAGAGCGGCAATACCTGAGAAATGGAATTTGGAAGCTGCCCTGGTGCGCGATCTACACGGTATTACCAGCCAACGAGCCGGAGCGGATCATCGTAAAGGCTCAATGCGGAACGATCTACGAGGAGCCGGAAGAAATCGCGGCCCGGTAGACGGCCCCAGCCGCCAAGGGAAGGAAACGAAGCGGAGAGGAGGTAGAACGAATCTTCTACCACGGCCACACTTGGCGACACGTGAAGACATGCCTCTTTATATGCTTCAAAGACAGAAAGCCCGTACGCGGACAGAAGAACTATTTTGAAGCGGAGCCAACAAACGAAAAGTAAACCCTCGGGTATCGTTGCTTCACCCTAAACAAAGCAGCGATACCCACCCACCCCTATACTAAATTCCCCTAATCTCTACTGCCCTTCCCCATACAAGAATCCCCCTACCCCCAGCCTCACCCCTTCAGCGCCAGCCCCACCTGAGCCAACCTAAAGCCCAAAACATCCACGAAACAGCCAGCGCAGCGGCCCAAGCCAACAGGAACACGGAGCCAGGGACGCGAAAGAGACGCGGCGGTAATCTCGTCTCGCCGTCCTCCAGCGCCCTCTTAGATGGCATCATAGTGCCAGTTGTATGATGATAGTCATATGAACATAATCATATGAACAGGGAGGCAGGATGGAGCGTTTAAGGTGTTTGCGGTGTAAGGTGTCATGGATGCCAAGGATTGAGGGACAGCCGAAGCAATGCCCCTCGTGTCACTCGCCATACTGGAACGTTGAGAGGACTCGCGGAGTCTTGGCGAAACCCGCTCAGGTGTCTAGTGTCCAAACGTTGAAACATTTAGCCGTGGAGCCAATGAAGGCAATAGCGCCACCGATCAAGGCAGAATCGGCGGCCAGGTCGAGCGGCTGCCTGAAGTGTGGCGCGATCGGTGGCGTCCACATGAAAGGCTGCAAATAGGGGCCTTGAAGTCTCAGCGGCTTGGGGCGATATTTGAGGAGTGGCGAGGGAGCCACGGAGGGAAAGAGGATGGCGCAAAGATACTGTCCACATGGCTACAGGGGCAACCCGGCAACGTGCGTAGACTGCAACGGCTTGACCTTTGCAGGGATGGAGACGGCAGACCATGACCGCGCCGAGGCGTTAGCAGCGGCCCAGGCGGAAGAACTGACAGCGGAACTCCGGCGGCCACTGGGAGACATTTCAGCCCGATCCGGCAAGATGGAACAGCACAGCCCGTTATTCTTCGGGACGGGAGACAACCCGCTGCTTTGGTAGCGTACCGATGCGTTAACTGTTTGAGGAGTTGCGTTAGCTTCTCAGATGCGATCCCGGCCTGCGGCTGGTGTGGGTCTGGACCGATCTTTCAGCGAATCGAGTGTAACGATGAGTCAACGGGGATTGATTCGAGGAGTGAAATACGGCCTCCTGGTGGAGGCAACCGCAGCGGCCATCATATATCTATTGGTGGAGGCGATACGGTTCTTTAAGTAGGACGGAGCCGGGACGGAACCCGGCCACAACCGCAACAGGAGGCAGGAGCGATGCACATGCTAGAGCAGGTATTGACCAAGACAGTTAACGCCGGATTCATGGGGATGATTCCGGCCAGCCGTGGAGCCGTGGAGCAAGAGACGCGGTATCAACAGGAGCTCGACCGGCAGGAGGAGCAATTCCGGCAGGAGCTAGCACAGCGAGCGCGGCTCCGAATGCTTCGACTGAGCTGCGAGTAGACGGCAAGCCCTCGGCGACGGGGGCTTTCCTTTTGGTTGAGGCGGTGGGATATTGAGGAAGAGGAGAAACACACCATGGACACAATCTTTCAGATAGCAGCGGCAGCGGTGGTAATCGGCTGGGCCTTGTACAAGCTGTGCAGGCGCATCAGGCGAGACATCATCAGGGACGATCTAACCAGCATGGACGCCAGCGACATTTTGGCGGTAGAGGCCAAGTGGGACACGAAGCCGCTAACGGAAGAGGAAGCGGAGACTATGTCCACCATACGGTGGGATCTCAACTGAAGTACAACCAGCATGGCACCGGCAACCCCGGCAGGAGATGAGGAGATGCGGAAGTTTACAGCGGCAGAGCGCCAGGCGGCCAAGGCGGACCGCGACCGGCAGGACTGCGAGATTGTGGAGGTGATGGACGAGGCGAAGGCAGTTAACCGAGCGATGATAGCGGAGATGGAGCAGCCCACCGGCCACCCTTACAAGGCATCGACCACCAGCCCGCTTTGTGAAGTATGCGGAGAGCGGAAGATCAACCGTTACGGCACACACGGCCTGCCAGGACTTGAGCAAGGCGACCAGCAGGCACCGGCAGAGATGCCCATCGTCTATCTATCCTGCCAGTACTGCCATAAACCGGCAGGCGACCGGCAGACGAAAGAGCAAGGCATCTGCCACGACTGCAAACAGAAGATGGTGGACGAGGGCCACGCATGGGAAGAGAACAACGAGCGCAAGCGCCGCCGCGTCGATCTCCTCTCAGTGAACAACACCACGCGCACCGGCCCGGATGGATGCCTGCCTGCGCTCTCTTAACCAGTCCACAATTTGGACTCCTGCCCCTGTCTTCGGACGGGGGCTTTCTTTTGGCCGACACCCGGCCAGGGACCGAAACCAGCCCCGAACGGCCTCACCAGTCGCCCCAGGACGCGCCGCCGCATCGGTGGACATACTACGGCACCCGGCAAACGCCAGCCGCAGGACGCCCACAGCCAGCCCCAGCCGCCAGCCCCGCAGGGAGGGAGAGGCAGAGAAGCCTATAGGAGAGATGCACCTTCACGGAGAGAGAGACAAGCGGGAGAGCGGAGACGACGGCCACGCGCAACGCTCTCACCGGCGATTACTCCAGCTTCGCGCCGATCCTTCACCCTGCCCCCCGTACCAGCTTCGCCTTGCTTCGCAGCCCGCCCCCCCGTCCCTGCCCCTGCCCCGCGCCCGCCGCGCCACGACGACGACGCGCCGACCGCCCGCCCCGCACATCACGCGCGCAGGTGGGCGCAAGGGGGTGGCCCCCCCCCTGTCGCTACGCGACTATGTCCATCAGCACAAAACCGAGTTCTCATTTTCTGATGTAGGCAGAAATAGATTTGATTTCAAATTTGAGATTTTAATTTTCGATTCAAGAAAAGTGGGAGATTTGAAATTTAGCAGTTGCAGGGTATTGTGTTTTGTGAGTGTGGGTTGTATGGTTTGTGAGAGGGGAAGACGGGGGTGGACATTGGGGTTCAGGAGTTGATTGATAATTTAGGAAAGATAGCGTTGGTGCGTCAGCATCCTACGGTGCTAGTGATTGTGCACAGTGAGGTTGGATTGGAGCTGATGTCGTCGACGGGGGATTTTGTAATGAAGATGGGGATGTTGGATGTGGCGAAGTTGACGGTGGTAGATATACATACGCGGTTGAATGAAGAGAACGCGGAGATGTGTCGGAGGGCGGGGGAAGCGGCAGTGGCGGCTTTGACGGCTAAACCGGGGAGGTCGAACTAGGGATGGGAATCAAACGGAGTCCGACTGAGACGTTGATGAGGGCGCTGGAAGAGTTCGGCGTAGACGAGCCGGTGGAGTGTATCGTGGTGTTCACAACCCAAGGCGGCGACTTATGCACGATGTCGAGTACAGATACAGTGTCGATCAAGGTAGGGTTACTTGAATTGGCTAAACAGTACCAGTTAAATCCGAGGGACTGAGGAGGTGTTGGGGATGGAAATAATCGACAAGAGGGCGGAGAAGCGGGCGGCTGAAACGGCTGCGCCGAAAGAGCCAACGGTTTTGGAGATCGTTCAGGATAGGGAAGCCCGAGCGAGTGCGGCTTTGAGCGCAGGGGACCTGGAAGCGTACAAGGCGGTATCGGCCGAGTGCAAGAATCCCCCGGCGATGTATGGGGACGTGGTTCCGTTCAAGAAGACGGTGCGTGGCGAAGTGCAGACGTGGAAGAGCGTCGGGTACGTGGTGGCTTTTCTTCCTCTCGGGCAGAATCAGGTGTTGATGGTCCGAGCGGCGGGTTTGCGGTCGGACGGGATGCTGTTCACCGCGGACTACGCGATGCCGCCGGTGTGGGTGGAGGGGACGGATTTTACGGCCGCGGCGCGAAAGCGGCTGGAGACATTCAAGGGGTGTTCGTGTGATGAGCGTGGGCGGTGTAAGTTCCACGGCGAGGTTTGTCCGGGGCCGGCCGGGCCTGGGCGGTGGCTGGAGGAGGACATCAAGCGGTTACAGGCGATCCAAGGGCAGCAGTTGCCGGAGGCTGTCGAGGTGTTGATGCGGGCTGAGGCCAACAAGCCGAATATCATCGTACCGGGAAGGTAGCCTTGAAACTCTTCTTCTTCGGATCTGAAATGGTCTCACAATCAACGTATTTGGAGTTGGAGATCGTATCTAAGGTGGAGGTGGAGTACCTTCGAAACATTGAAGCGCACATGCTTGCGGTCATCAACGAGTTTGGGATACCGGGGTTGTCCGCTCCACAGATCGGGTTTCCGATTCAGATGGTAGTGGTGAGGTTATCGGGAGGGAAGCGGTTGACGCTTTTGAATCCTCATATCGAGAGGATGTACGGAGCAGAGACAGAATATCCCGAAGGCTGCATAAGTTGCCCTCCAGGTGGAAACCGATGCCCTACGGCGAGGATGCAGTTTATCAACGTAATAGGGAGTTCGATCGAAGAGCCGGCGGTTGTGAAAGACTGGCATTTCTCCAGCAGGGATGCGAGAGTGGTGCAGCATGAAGTAGATCACTTGGCGGGGACATTCTTTGTAGACAGAGCGAGTGTGGTGGAGAAGTCGAAGGTATTGGATCAGTTCCACCAGTGGAAGCACACATTCAAACAGAACGGGAGTCCAAATTTTGGACTCACACGAGGAGGTAGAAATGGCAGACCTAGCACCAGTACCGAGGAGAAGCATTCCCGAACAGTCACCGCTTGAGGGTGGGACGGTTATTTGCGGCGGCTGTGGCAACGAAATGACGATGACGGTGAAGATGGGCCGTCGAGGGGTTGAAACATTGCGGTACGAGTGTTTCAACGAAGAGCGCGGATGCTCCTACGGTTTCGACCGGAAGGTGTTCGTGCAGAACGCCGAGATGAAGGGGATCAGGAAAGACGGCAGCGAAGTCAAGGTTCCCGAAGCGAGGGTGTGATGGAAGATGAACCTCAAGCCCGCATCCCAGAACAAACCGCTATGGATGTGCTCGATCGGGTTTTGCGAGTGCAGGGAGACGACCTTGACCGCATAACAATTATGGCCATGCGGAAAGGTGGCCGAGTGATGGAAATGTACTCCAATGCCCGAAGTGAGGCTGAGATGTTTGGAATGCTTCACATGGGTCTGTGCAATTCGGAGGACATGAGCGATGAATAGTGTCCTTAGCGGCCTAGTCGGGGCAGCAATCCTCGCCGTGGCCTATGGTGTAGTAGTGGCATGGCGGAAGGTCGCCAAAGCCGCAGGAGACTTGACGGCGGCCTTCAAGGGAATCCCTCAGTTGGTAAAGTCGAACCAAGAGGTCGCCAACGCTTTGCATCGATTCTCTGGCGAGCTGGAGTTCCTTCGGACAGCCATGATCGGAGGGACGCCAGAGCCAGAGACACCGGGCAACCCCGCAGCGCCGGCTGGACCGGGTGGAAGGCCCATAGTTCCATTCCCAAAGTGGCAACCGTTCGTGGCGGCGACCGCAGAGGTTCCCGACGCGCTGGAGTCTGACACGGAGGTTATCGAGCAAGACGATGAAACTCTGGCCCAACAAGAGGCCATCGACGAAATCCGCGGCAGGGGGTTTGCGGCTGGGCCGGAGGCAGACCCGATGGAGAACCCACCAGGGGTGACGGCGAACGTGTAGTAACCCACTGCTCCGGGGGGGGCACATTACGGGTCCAAATTTTGGACTTAGGAGGAATCGGTTATGAGTATAACGGAGAAATTCTCAAATTTGTTGTTTTCGGTAACGGACGCGGGAAGGGAACTCAAAGTCCAGCGTGACCGGCTGATTTTCTTGATCGTTAGAGTGCGAGACCAGTACGTGAAATTCGGCCTCTTATCTCCGAGCGTCGAAGAGGAAGTTGCTACTGTTATCGAAGACGTGAGAGGAAAACTCCCGCGCAAGGCCAGAAAGATTCTTGAAGATAGCAGTTACCCCGCCAAGGATCACCACCTTCTCCCTCCGGCAGACTACAAGAAGCTGGTGGAGGACAACGACATTCTTCGATCGACCAATGAGATATTGGTCTTATCGAATACGAATTTACGCCATTCAAACGACCGCCTGCAATCTCTCGTTGAAAAAATGCTAGCAGAGAAATTAGCGGCGCCCCAGCCGGAAATCAAACCAGAGGAAGCTCCCAGCGTATGAGCCCAGCCATTTCAAGACGGCCGGCAGCGAGGGACGCCCGTCACCTCATGCGCTACATTAAGGCGAAGGGTGGGATGGCACCTGCGGCCATTGCTAAGTCAGAAAAAGTTTCTCTCTCGACGGTGGTGGAGTCGATCAAGTCGATCGAGGTGTACGAACAGCAGAACACTGAGGGACAGTTGCAGTTGGCTGTGCGGGATCTGGTAATCTCGACCATCCCGCAGGCGAAAGAGACCCTGCATGGCTTGCTGACCGCTACAGAAGTGGTGATGAAGAAGAACCTCAAGACCGGCAAGGATGAGTATGAGACGGTCGACGACAAGACGACGCGGCTTGAGGGAGCCCGTCTTGTGCGGGATTTGGTGATAGGGATGCAGCCGAAGACACCGATGGTTGCGATTCAGAATAATCAGACGAATCAGACTTCGGTTCCAATCGGAAGTGCGGAGACTTACGAGGAGAGGTTGAGGAGGTTACGAGCAAAAGCTAAAGAGTTTAACCTCCTACCGGCTGAAGTGTCTGCCGTTCCCGATAGCGTCGATTCTCCAGACAAAGAGGATGATGAAGATGATGAAGATGGGTATGAATAATGGGCATCCGCCGCGCCAACCCGCACCTTGAGGAAATTATCGAGATACTCGATCTTCACCTTCAAAAGTATGGCGGAGATCAGTCAAAAGCTAGGGACCGCTTAGAGAAAGACGACAGTAAGTGGATCGATGACGAAATTTTCCACTGCATGACGGATGTTAGATATTTCTTGTCAAACTACTACGCAATCAAGACCGAAGATGAAGGGTTCAAAGGGCTCTACCCATTCTGGGATTCTCAGGAGCTTTTGCATGATGAATTCCGCCGGCTGGAGAAGCAGTTCGGCCGTGTGAAAGCAATCGTCAACAAAGCTAGGCAGATGGGAGGTTCTACCTATGTCAGCGGGGAACTCTTCCAAAAAACAATCTTTTCTGAGCATGTAAACACGATTGTTGTAGCTCAAGATGCAAAGCAGAGTCGATTCATTCTCGATATGTACGCAGCGGCTATCGACTTCCTTCCGTGGTGGATGCGCCCCCGGATTCGCTATCAGGAAGCTGGAGCATTCATAGACTTCGACGAAAAGGATGAGACTCAACGACTCTTGCGACCAGGCTTGAAAACCCGCATTTACGCGGACAATGGTAACAAGCCGACTGGCGCCGGAAGAGGGCAGACATTTGGGCGCGGACACCTTGACGAACTAGCGTTCTGGGTAGACCCAGAAACCTTGACAGAATCAATGTTTCCGACAATGAACTCGCTCGATGGGTTCTATGTAATGATTTCAACCCCAAGGGGTCGCAACACGCCGTGGCACAATCTCTGGAAGTCGGCTGAGTCTGGCGACATTGACTGGAACCCAATCTATATCCCGTTCTATAGACGCGAGAAGACCTACTCGCTGCCGATACCGAAAGGCGAGAAGTTTGTTCTGACAGAAGATGAAATTCTACTGAGAGAGCAAGTGCTCAGAGATGAGGAATTCTTCATTAAAGATGAGGTCTTGAACTGGAGAAGGAAGACAGCAAAAGGATTTCTCGATACCCACGGAGATGAGAAGAAATTCAACCAGGAATACTCGGCAAAGGCAGAGGACTCATTCCAGTCGTCATCTCCTACTGCTTACCCACTCGGCATCATCAATCGGCTCTCTAAGCTCACTCGCCCACCACTGTTTATTGGAGAGATTGAATATGACTTCGACGCAGGAAGACCAAAGCCGCGGATTCATAAAGTCCAGCCGGGAGAAAGGATAAGTTATCCAAAGAGAGAGAACAGGTTTCATATATGGGAAATGCCCGAACAAGGGGCCGCGTACTCTGTCGGGGTTGATGTAAGTTTAGGTAGCGGCGGAGACTACTCTTGCTGCCAAGTTATAAAAACGAGCGATCTTCTTGCGGACAAACAGGTGGCCTGCTGGCACGGGTACATTGATCCTGAGTCTCTAGCTGAGGTCGTGTTGGCGATCTGTTGGATGTACAACGAGGCTCTGGCGGCCGTCGAAGTGAATTCAATGGGAATGGCAACAAACAATCGCTTAGTAAGGGGATTTGAATACGAGAACATCTATCGCTACAAACATCTCGATAAGATGACCCGGTGGATGACGGATACGATTGGGTTTTGGACGACCGACAAGACGAAGAGAGCTTTGATGTCGAAGATGTCGAAGACACTTGCAGATGGGACTCTCGAAGTGCCTGATAAGTTCACTGTTGATGAATTCTACGACTTTACTGAAGGCGGAGCGATGGATGGGCACGATGACTATATGATGGCGATTCACATTGCTCTTTACTGCGGCCACGAGAACGAATACAAGGAGATGCGTGAAGGTGGTAACAAGCAGGAATCGACGAAGCAGCAGAATGAATTCAAAGTACTCGACAGATTTGGTACTATCATTCAATCAACGAACTCACAGCATGAAGCGGAGCGAGTGTCGAAGAAGAACATCGGAAGCAGTATCGTGAGGACGGCGGGGGCGACCGCTACAGTCAACCTGAAGGGATTGGGGAAAAGGAAAGTACCTAGCGATTTTCAGAATAGCGAGTACAGCCCTGTGTTTGACGGCAATGGGACGGCTTCGCGCATGTACGAGGACGGGATCGACCCGGAGCTGATAACTCCAGAGGCGATAGCCCAGTACGAGGCGGATCAGGCAGAGTTAGACTCGGATGACGAGAATTCATGGCTCTATCAGTGAGCCGAGGAGGGGTTATGGAATGGGTGAAGCGTAGAGTATTCCAGTTTCAAAAAGAAGACCCGTGCCACACGGAGATTGAGCACGTATGTTTCTTCAGGCTCCGAAGCGACGGGACGATGTGGTATCAGGTGTCGCGGCTCTCAATGGCTGAAATGATTCATCGGCTTCCCGGCGGGTGGCTGCATGATAAGTGGAAGCGGTTCTTGGCAGAGGAAACAAAAGTTCCGAAGGTAACGGTCGAAGAGTTCGATAGAGAGTTTGAGGCTTGCATGAACCGTATGCGCGGCGTCGAGGTCGAGTTGATGTTCAAAAACACGTAGTCCAAATTTTGGAGTACGAGGAGGAGAAAGATGCCGCAATTCAAAAGCGAGTTCGCATGTCCGAAATGTAAGCGAGAGACTGGAAAATCAGTTCAAATTCTTGCGTCCGATGGTAGGTTGATTTGCCCGGCCAACTCGAATCATCGGTGGGACGACACCGTGGCCTTCTACGCAGACGGCCCTCAGATGGAGTTCAAGGTGGGACCGGCCAAGTTCCCACCTGTCGAGGGACAGACCCCGATCACGCTGAAGATCCCCCTGCGAATCAAGACCGAACTGGCGACCCGGTGGGGAACCGAAGAAGCGGTCGCGCAGAAGATTTCCGACGTGCTTTTGCAGTTGGTCGACGGGGAAGTGATAGTAGTCGGGCAGACGGATATGACGCGGCTGTTTGAGCGGCTGGGGCAGAAGTTTCAAAATTCCAGTGAACTTGTTGGCGTAGTCTATGCGAAGATGTGTGAAGTGGACGAGGCCAGGGGTGAGCGGGATTCTGCGGTGGAAGACCTGAAGGCATACGAGAGCCGTTCTCCGGGTCGGATTATTGTGGATTTAGGAGACCAGTTTGAGGCCGCAAAGGGGAAGGCTAAGGACGCGGAGACACCTCTCAAGCTGTGGGTTGAGGATCAACTCAAAAACGCGCTGGCGAATAACTGGTTTTAAGGGGAAGCATGAACCTCGACGAATTTCCCGATGTACGGCCGAAGCCGGGCGAAGAAGAGAGACGGACCACCTCGCGCAAGGAGTATTACATCCAACTCAACAACTGGTGTGACTCGGTTGTTGAGGAGGGGATAGCACTCCAGCAGGACGTTCCTGAACTGAAGGACATCTCCAACGCCCTCGACTATTTGGTAGGGATGCAGTGGAAGGACGCAATGCCCTCCTACCGGGCGAAGCCGGTCTCGAACGAGTTTTTGTCGATGTTTTGGGAGACGGTCGGGCTCATCACGGACATCCGGCCCACCTCGCACATTGTCGACATCTCCAACGACGGCAAGTATTCTGAGATTCAAAAAATCCTCAACAACTTGAATAAGGGCTGGGTATCAACCTCCGGGTACGAGCGCCGGATGGCATTCTGCATCATGTGGGCGATGTTCACTTCGGCGCCGGCCATGCTGTACTATAACCCGTTCGCCAGGGGAGACAGCGGCGATCCTGAAGACGGCGACTTGACCCTTGAGGCTCTGCCGCCAAGCTCGATTCTGCGGTTGGGGATGGGTGAAGACCTTCAGGAAGACGAGTGCGTAGTCTATCGCAGGATGCGGACGCTGGCGTGGATCAAGCGGGCCTATCCGACGATGGGCAAGTATGTTCAGGCCGAGGAGACCAAGAGCCGGTACACGGTCGACGTACAGAGTCCGATGGGCGTATCGCCGCAGTTGTACCCGCCGCTGTCGCCGGGCATGAAGCGTCTTTTGGGGGCAGGTGACAAGCAATCCTACGAGAGCAACTTCCCCCAGGCCGAGGTACAGCAATTCCACCGGAAGGACGACTCTATCAACGAGGGTCGAGAGAAGATTTGGATGGGGCCGAAGGGCGCACCTTGGGGATACTGGGTTGAGCCAGGGAAGAAGTTGTACCCGAGAGGCCGCTTATTCATCCGAGCTAACCGGGTGACCTTATACGACCAGCCCAACCCCTACTTCCACCGCAAGAAGCCGTTTGCCTCACTCGGGCTATACGGAGTTCCGTGGCAGCAGTACGCAATGAGCGTGGTGAAGCCGTGGATGAGCCAACAGGACATCTTGAATCAGATGATGGCTGGGATGCTCCAGACGGTAAAGAAGGCGATCAACCCTGCCTTGATGGCTGCCAAGTCAGCTATCAATCCAGCCGCGATGAAGGCGATCGACAGTTCCAAGCCGGGGTTGAAGATCACCTACAGCCAGAACGCCCCACATCCCCCATCGTGGCAGACGCCTCCAGTCCTTCCAACCTACGTCCTGCAAATATACACACAGATTCTCCAGTCGATGAAGCAGAGTTCTGGGGCCGCGGCTATCGGGGACGCACTCGGGAAGAAGCAGGTTCCTTCAGGAGACTCCCTCGACAAGATTCAGATGGCGAAGAACACGCCGATCCGAGTCATGGGCCGCAGTGTGGAGTGGTTTGCCGATGACATTGGTCAACAGTGGTGCGCTGACGCCTTGCAGTTCTACAGCGCCGAGCGCCGGATGGAGTTGCTGGGCATGGCCGGTCTCACGAAGGAAGACATGGACGACAGGCCAGGTTCGCTCATCCC